ACTCAACACTTACTGGTCAAGATTTAGCAACTAAATCAGCTGCTGGAGCACAAAGACAAGCATTAGATCAAACAATATTAGATGCACAACGAGCATCTGCAGCTTTACCTTTACAAGAGGTTTTAGCACCCTTAGGTATTGGTCAAAAGTTCTTAGCTGGTTCACCATCTGCTGCAAGTGTAGACCAGTTTAAACAATCATTTGAGCCTAGTCCTAATCCGTTTTTATCAGGCATAGGTGCAGCCACAGCATTACAAGGATTGTATAAATAAAATGGTAAAAGATTTAAGAAAAGGAATTGACGTATTTAGACAAGGTCTGGGTGCATCACCTTATCAAGGTTTTATAGATAGACAGGTTTTTCGTAAACCTAGACAAATGCCACCAACAGCTACAGGTGGGTTACTTGATGATAGCCTATATGGTAATCTTTTTCAAACAAGACAGTTTGGTCAAATTTTACCAGGTGAAGAGGATGTTTCAAGAGGTGGAAGGTTTTTAGGAGATACATTAAGAGGGATAGATAAAGCTCTTCAAGCATTAAGTCCAGGTAAAACTTTACCAAGCACTAAAAATATAGAACAAGCAATAAGTTTTTTAAGAGAAAAACCTCAATCACAAGAAGTTTTAGAAGAAGCTTTGACAGCTCAAAAAGAGAAAGATTTTAGATCTAGAGTTGTTCCGTCTGGTGTATTAGGTCTTCAAGATGAAATTGACAAAGCAGCGGAACAAGCGAAACAAGCACAAAAAGATGTTTTAAAGGGTGAATTAACAGAATTAAAATCATTACCAGAAGGTATAGGTGTAGCTGCTCCATCATTTGTATCCGAAGATGTTCCAAAAGATTTTGATACAATAGAAAGAAGTTTGCCAGGTGATTTTGAAAGTTTAAAAGAAGAAAGAGAACCTTCAATAACTGACAAAAAAGTTTTAGGAGAAGGATCTAATGAAGAAACGGCAGAGGATTTGTTAAATAATTCTTTGATTGAACTTTATGGTGTTTCAGAACCTCTTACTGGTGAAGAGAGAACAAAAGCTATGGAACAATATAAAAAAGATTTTTATCAAGCTACAGGTTTAGATTCAAGTGGGAAACCAGACATGAAAGATGCGATGGTAGCTTTTGGTTTAGCTCTTATGCAAAATAAAGCAGGTAAAAAACTTAATATTGGAAAAATATTTGGAGAAGTTGGTAAAGCTGGACAGACAGCGTTACCATTAGCTAGTGAAGCTAGAAAACAAGCTGAAAGTCGAAAAATTGCAGCAGGACAGTTTGCTCTTAGTGAATTAGGCAAAGAGGATGAAAGAAGAAGAGAAGCTAAAAAACTAGAACGAGAAACCAGACTTTCTTTAGAGCTTGATGCTATTAAAAGATCAAGAGATCTACAACAAGAACTTGCAAAGCTAAAAATAAAAGGTAGCACAGGAGAAGTAGAAAAATTACTAAACGTAATTACAAAAGATATTGAAATACCTGGTGGTAAGATAAAAATAAGTCGTGGTACAGATAATAGAGGTAGAAGAATTTTTGTTGATCCTTTAAATGATTTTGTTCCTTTATCTAATGCGTTTGCAAAAACTGAAGGTGGATTAAATGCTGTTGAAGCTGGGTTTGATCTTATAGATGAGATAGCAAAAGCAGGTGAATCAACTGTTGGTGGTACTGCTGGATTTTTAACAACATCAAGTATTTTAAAATATGCAAAAGTTATTGGAATGAATGTTGAAGATTTTGTGGATGAAGAAACTCAAGAAAAGTTTTATACTGAGTTAAAAGATGGAACAAAAGTTTTAAAGAGAGATAAGTTACAATCTATACAAAAGGGTTTAATCGCAAGATTTAAAAGATATTTAACACAAGAAACTGGAAATGGTATATCTAATGTCGATGTTGAATCTTTAAGACAACTAACTGGATCTTTAGATAATATTTTAAAAAATCCATCACAAGCAAAATCAGATTTACTTGAAGTAAAAGGAATGTTTTTACGTTCAAGGGCAGAGTTAAACGCTATCATAAGAACATTCACAGATAGAAGTGAATATAAAGCTGGATCTCTTGGTGATGAAGAATACCAAAAAGTTTTGACAAGGTTAGATGAGGATCTAGATAAATATTTTAAAACTAATGTAGAATTTACAACAAAAGATGGACAAATATTTATAGATTTAACTAAGGGTGCTTAATGGGTCAAATTTCAATAAATACTCCACAAGGAGTGATTAACTTTAAAATTGCAGGTGAAACGCCCACTGTTACTGAAAAGTTTAAAATAAAACAAATAATAGATGAACAATTTTCAACTGCTAAGCAACCAAACTTATTAGATTCAAGTAGGGTTACGTCAGAGAGGATTGAACAAGAAGAGGCTGGTCCACAGTTTGACACTAAAACTGGTATTCGTAATATTAGATTAAGAGCTAGACTATCACGAGCAGAAGATAAAGATGAAGAAGAGGCTGTTTTAGGTAGTTTTGGACTAGGCACTGAAGATTATTTAAGAGATAACAGAGGTCGATTAGCTTTGACTCCATCTGGAGCAGCAAAGTTTGGTGTTAAATCAGATAAAAATGTTTTAATAGATGAACGTGGATTAACTAGAGGAGATTTGTTTGATCTCGCTGGATTAGCACCAGAAGTTGGTGGTGCTGTAGCTGGAGGAATTAAAGGTGCTTCGTTAGGTTCAGCTTTAGGTCCGATTGGTACTATATTAGGTGGTGCAGTAGGTTCAGCTATAGGTGCTTTTGGTGGCTCATTAGCAGAAGAAGGACTTGAAGTTGCTACTGGTGTTTCAAGACAAACTGGTAAAGAAATTGTAAAGGATGCTGGACGAGAGGCTTTATATGCTGGAGCTGGTGAATTGCTATTTGGTACTCCTTTTTTAATATTTAAAGCATTTAGACCAGGTTCTAAACTTGCTGAAGAAGGTGGAGAAAAAATGGAACTTGTTGGAAGAGCAACAGAAAGAGGATATGTTGTTTCACAAAAAACATTAGGTACAAGTCCTTTAGCACAAAAAACAGAGGAATTAGCTACATCAGTTATTGGTACTTCACCTGCAAGAAGTGCATCTAGAATACAGTTGGACAAAGACATAAAAAGATACACACAAAGAAAAGAACAGTTGCAAGGAGAAACGAAAAAAGAGTTTGGTGAATTAATTTCTAAAACACCATCTGATGCTACACAACAAATTATCAATCAATCTAAAATAATACAAAAAAAATTATCTGCTGATTTAGACAACGTAATTAAAGATTTAGACACATCAATTAGAACAGGTAAAAAATTAGATAAAGATTTATTCGATCAAATAACTAATTCAATGGTTCTTACAAAAAAAGGTGCAATAGATTATTTTAAAGATGTTGATAATGTTGTAAAAGCCTCGATTGGTAAAGATACAGCAGGAGATATAAAATTTATTTCAACTGCTCCTATTAAAGAAATTTCAGATGATATAAATGATCTTTATACTGGACCAGGTGGACTAGTAAAACGTACTGAACCAGAAAGAGGATTCACATATTTAAAAGATGAATTCGCCAAATTAGGAGATAAAACCAACTTTACAACTTTGTATAATTTAAGAAAAACAATAAGTGATTTATCACTTGGGTTGAAACCACAATATATGGATGAAGCAATTTTTTCATCAATAGAAAAAGCTAAAAAAGCAGTAGTTAAGGAACAACCTGGTATGTTTGACACTTATTTAAATGCTTACAAAAATGCAGTTGATGATTTACTAAAATTTAATGAAAAAGATTTAGTAAATATTAAAAGTTTGTCTAAAATTGATAGAGATAATTTAATTAAAGCTTCAGATAAACTTAAACCAGCTAGAGGTCGGTATTTTAAAGACATTGATAAATTTGATAAAATAGCCACACAAATACAATCAAGAAGATTTATAGAGCAATTTAAAAATGTAAGAGATCAAAAAATTGCAAAAGAATTAGATCCAGACATAAAAGTTACAATACCAACTGCTGAACAATTAAATATAAAAGAGGGATTTGCTTTAAAATTATTAAAACCAGATGATCCTTCAGTTCTTAAAAGTTTAAAAGAATCTTTAGATGCAGTTGATTCTAAGCTATATGACAAATTTAAAGATAAAATAGGCAATCAATTTTTAAATAATAAACTCAAAACTTCAGGTTATGAAATAGGTGATATAGCTAAATTTGATGCGTCATCATACAGAAAATCTTTAGAGGAACTTAAATCAACTGGCGTTGAAATATTTGGTAAAGAAAAATATGATAGATTGTTAAAACAAGCTAAAAACATGGACGATTTAGGTCCTAGTAACATATCTCAAAATGTAGTTGATGACATTATACGATCTGACGATGTTGTAAAAGAAATAGGTTTAGACAATTTAAATAAAATTTCTGACGCAATAAAAAATGATAAAATTTTAAAAACTAATAAAGTGTTGCAAAGTATTAGATCTAAACAAGATATAGCTGGACAAATTACTACACAAGATGCGATGGACGTAATTACTAGTAATACTATCCCTATAAATCAATTTAAAGAAGTTGTTGACTATTTTAAAACTCAAAATCCAGAACAATTTAAAATTTTACAAAGAACATACATAGAGTCCATGTTTGAAGGCGTAGGCACAACCTTTGATGCTAAAATTTTAAATAGGTTTTCTAATAACATAAAAAAACTTGATGGTTATGATAATCTTGGTAGACCAAATAAAAAGTTAGACATTCTTTTTGATAAAGAAGAGGCTGCTGATATTAGAGAGTTTGGAGATATTTTAAAACTTTTAGCTGATGATGTAGGCACTGGAAGTTTAGTAGCAGCTGGTCTTACAGCGAACTTTTTAGCACAAATCCCAAAAATATTAAGAATAACAATATTAGGTAATGTTGTAAGTAGTAAGAGAGCTAGACAACAAGTTAGTGATGCTTATAACAAATCAAAAGGTCTACCACCAGAAAAAAGAGGTAGTATTGTTGGTGACGCATTTTTAGCAACAGTTAGACAGTTTGCTGCACAGAGTATTGACGAAGGTGCAAGAGAAACAGAGAAACAAATTAGAAGTGTTATCGAAAGTCAGGGTTTAGGTGAACAATTAGAAAATATAAGAGGTAATCTTAACTTGCCCTTACCAAGCTCCTCGCTAAGTGATCTGAATATTACAGCACCTAATTTAACTATGCAGTTAACACCTACAGCAACAGTAGGTCCACAAAGTAATTTACGTCAGAGAATTAAAGATGATCCAGCTGCAGCAAATGTGTTATTAGGTGGATTAGGTAGTCTAGGGTTAGCTTAATTAGCTATTGATCCTACACCTTGAGAAATCACTACGTTTTCATCTTTGTATCTATTTTTATATTCTTGATCGACAAGTTTTGAAACTTGTTGACCTATACTACGTCTTTCTTCTTTCGATATCCGTAATAATTTTTTGTAACTGTCTAAATTTATTCCAACACTTTTAAATTTACTTGTATCTGGCAATGTTATATACTCCCAACTATGGTTATAAAACAAACATATTATACCAAGTTTAGAAAGTCAAACAAGTACAACGCAAAAAAAACTATTGTTGACGACATTACGTTTGATTCCAAGTGGGAAGCAGAGCGTTATGGTCAGCTAAAATCAATGGAGAGAGCACGAATCGTTACTAACCTTAAGCTACAAGTTCCTTTCGATTTAAACGTAAATGGACAAAAAATTTGTAAATACATTGCAGATTTCACATATACAATTAGAAATATAGATAATACGTCTGAAGAAATTGTAGAGGATGCAAAAGGTATAGAAACCCCTGAATTTAAACTAAAAAAAAAATTAATGAAGGCTATTCACAACATTGATATTTTCATGTCGAAAAAAAAAGTTTGACAAATAGTTTAATTTAATCCATTTTTGTCCATATCAACGGAAGAAAAAAAATGGAGGTCAAATGACAACTAACGAATTACTATCTAGAAAAAAAATAATACAAGTTGAAATTAAGCAACTAAAAACTGAATTAGATAAAATTAATTCAGATTTAGAAGATAGATATTTATCAAAAGCAAAAGATCAATTATTACAAAATTGTGATAAACAAGGTTTTGGAACAACTATAATACAAGATAATGATAAAAAAGTTTCAGTTAGTATTCGTAAAAAAGTTACTTGGGATACACCAAAATTATTAGAATTATCTAAAAAATTAGATAATCCAAATGAATACATTAATTTAAAATGTTCCGTTTTAGAAAATAAATATAAAAGTGCATCTGACGAAATAAAAAATTTACTTTGTGAGGCACGAACTGTTGAGGATGGAACAGTGTCGATTGAAATTATTGATTAAGGAGATAAAAATGGGTTTAGCAATTATAGGTGCTGAAGAAAGACTAAAAGAAAAAAATGGTTGTAAAATAGTAATATGTGGAGAGAGTGGTGTTGGAAAAACTTCATTACTTAAAACATTAGACGAAAAAACAACTTTCTTTATTGATTTAGAAGCTGGAGATCAATCTGTAAAAGATTTAAAAAATCTAAAAGGATCAAGACCAACGACTTGGCAAGATTGTAGAGATTTAGCTGTAATTATAGGTGGTCCTAATCCATCTGTTAAGGACAATGAACATTATTCTCAACAACATTACGATACTTTAATGGCAAGTTATGGATCTATGGCTGAAGAAATGCAAAAGTTTCAAACGTATTTTATAGATAGTATTACTGTTGCAGCACGATTATGTTTCAAGTGGTGTTCAAACCAAGAAATAAATTATACAAAAAGTGGTGCATTAGAATTACGTCAAGTTTATGGTCAACACGCTAGAGAGATGATGACTTGGTTAATTCATTTACAACATATGCGTCAAAAGAATGTTATATTTGTTGGTATTTTAGATCGAAAATTAGATGCTGCTGAAAGACCAATTTATGAATTACAGATTGAAGGTGGTAAAACAAGTCGTGAGCTGCCAGGTATTGTCGATCAAGTAATAACGATGGCTAGTTTAAAACTTCAAGATGATGTAGAACTTAAAAGATATTTTGTTTGTAGTCCATTAAATAAAGATGGATTCCCTGCGAAAGATAGATCTGGTAAACTGTCTGTAATTGAAGAACCACATTTAGGAAACATCATCTCAAAAATAAATGGTAATCTTGTAAATCAAAAACCACAACAAACCACAAAAGGAGTAGTAGTATGATAGATTTAAATAACATACCAGAGGATGGAAATCAAAAAAACGATTTTCAAATTATACCAAAAGATACAGTTGTAAGAGCATCTGTAAATATTCAACCAGGTGATATAGAAATTACAGAATTTGGACAAGGTGTTTTTTTTAAAAAGTCACAAACATCCTCTGCGAAATGGTTAGATTTAGAACTAACAATAATTTCTGAAAATTTTTATGGGAGAAAAATTTGGGATAAAATTTTTGTTGATGGCGATAAGATTGGTAAGTCTGGTATGCCACAAGCAAAAGAGATTGGATTAAGAACACTAAGGAGAATATTAGACAGTTCTTTAAATTTAAAATCTGGTGATAACTCTGATGTAGCAATATCAAAAAGACAAATTTCTGGTGTTGGTGATTTAATATCAAAAGAGATTTGTTTTAAAGTTGGTGTTAAGGAAAGCACTGGTTACAATCCAAAAAATAACATAAAATGGATTTTAACGCCAGATGATAAAGAGTATGTGGGTTCAAGTTATTCTGATTATGAAAAGCCACCACAGAGTCAACAAAATCAACAATCGACTATTCCATCAGCAGCTACACCAGCTTTTATGAAATAAAATGCCAGGACATTTGACCTTTTCTGTCCGTTGAAACAAGTCCGAGGGTACTTGTGGCATAAAACCCTCACCACAAAAAAGGACATAAAATGATTTTACGCAAATATCAACATAACGCTATAAAATCTGCAAACCAAGCACTCGATAAGTTTAACAATACTATTTGTGTTGCACCCACTGGTGCAGGAAAAACAATCATGTTGTCTGCTTTAATTGGTGAAAGAATAAAAAAAGAAAAAAAAGTTTTAGTGCTACAACATAGAGATGAACTTACACAACAAAACCAAGATAAATTTTCTAAAGTAAATCCTAACTTACAAACTTCTATTGTTGATGGATCGCAAAAAGATTTTTCAAAAGAAGTTGTTTTTGCAATGGTGCAAACATTATCACGACAAAATAATTTAGATAATGTTGGTTTTATTGATTTGTTGGTAATTGATGAAAGTCATCACTCAGCAGCACCATCATATCAAAAAATAATAGATACAATTTTATTAAATAATCCAAAGTGTAAGGTTATTGGATTTACAGCTACACCTAATAGAGGTGATGGTAAAGGATTAAAAAAAGTATTTAATAATTGTTGTTATCAGATCGAAGTTTCATCTCTCATAAGAGAAGGTTATTTAGTTGAGCCTAAATGTTTTGTAATTGATGTTGGTGTTAAAGATCAAATATCTAACGTAAAAAAAACAATTAACGATTATGACATGGGTGATGTTGAAAAAATAATGAACAAAAAAGTTATTAATGAACGTGTTGTTGAAGAATGGATTGATAAAGCTTCAGATAGAAAAACAATAGTGTTTTGTTCAACAATCTCACACGCTATGGATTTGTTAGAAGAGTTTAAAAAAAATGGAATTGGTTGTGCTATAGTTACTGGCGATACTCAAAGTGATATGAGAAAAAAAATTTTATATCATTTAGAATATGGTGAGTTGCAAGTTGTTGTGAATGTAGCTGTTTTAACAGAAGGTTTTGATGCTCCACCAGTAAGTTGTGTCGTGTTAACTAGACCTTGTTCTTTTAAAAGCACAATGACTCAAATGATTGGTCGAGGTCTACGTTTAGTTGATAATCAAGTACATCCAAAAATTATTAAAAAAGATTGTATTGTTTTAGACTTTGGTTGTAGCATTTTAAATCATGGCTCGATTGACGAAACAATAGATTTAGAGGGTCAAGAGGTCTTAGCAAATGGTGTTGCACCAGAGAAGAATTGTCCTCAGTGTGGCTCACTTCTTCCTTTAAATGTAAGAGAGTGTCCAGTTTGTGGTTATGTTTTTATCTCTGAGAGAAATGCAGACATATCCGATTTTGAAATGACAGAAGTAACTTTAATGGACAGATCTCCGTTTAGATGGATTGATCTAAGCGAAACTAATTGTTTGCTATCTGCTTCTGGATTTAAAGGTTTTAGTTTAGTTACTACAGTTAAAAATTTATCGTTTGCTATTGTTAAAAAGAAAGATTCAAAGCCAATCATTGTTTCTGTTGGAACAAAAAAACAAGCAATAGCTTGTGCTGATGATTTTTTACGACAAGTTGAAACAAATTCTAGTGCAAAAAAAAGTAAAGAATGGTTAAATGATCCTCTAACAGAAAAACAAAAGTTTCATTTATTAAGACATGGTTTTAAAATAAATGTTCTTGATATGAATTGGAATAAATATCGAGGTGCGTGTTGGTTAAATTATTTATTTAATAAAAAAGAAATAGATAAAATTATGATTGAAAGGTTAAGTTGTGAAACGTGATAATATTTTTAAAAAAGCAAAAGAATTAGTAAATGGAGATCGAGCAAAAGAGTATGGTTCTGCTTATGAAAACCATAAACGCATAGCAGAAATTTGGTCTGTAATTTTAGGTAAACAAATAACTGTTAGTCAAGTTTATCAATGTATGATTGGTGTTAAGTTAAGTCGATTGATAGAAACACCAGATCATACAGATAGTTGGGTAGATATTTGTGGGTACTCAAGTTTAGGAGGTGAAAAACATGAAAAATGATGAAGCTTTTAACGATTTTGTTAAAGCATTAAAAGTTATTGGTTTAGAAAAAAAATTATTTGAAATGACTAAAGATGAAGTCGAAGGATTAATTTACATAGCACAAGACTGTGAGAACATAATAAATGGAAAAGACAACGAAGAAATTAATAGATTGGAACAATCCTATTTTAAACTCTGTGGGAGAAAAATCCCCAGATCAACAGAGATACCTTTCTAATGAAGTTGATGAAATATCTGAAGTAGTAAATAAAAGTATTGTTAAAAACTATTATACTAAAGAACAGAGGAAATATATCGGTGCTTCTAGTTTAGGAGATGAATGTAGCCGTAAAATACAATATCGTTTTATGGGTCAAGAGCCAGACGACGATAAATCTTTTGATGCTAAGACAATCAGAATATTTGAACTAGGTCATGTATTAGAAAGCATGAAATCTAAATGGATTATTGATGCTGGTTTTGATTTACAAACAGAAAATAAAAAAGGTGAGCAATTTGGTTTTTCTGTTTTAGGTGGTAAAATAAAAGGTCATGTTGATGGTATTATCTATGGTGGACCTTTAGACGTTCAATATCCTATGTTGTGGGAGTGTAAGTCTGCAAACGATAGAAAATTTAAAGAATTTGTTCGTAATGGTTTAAAAAGAACTAATCCAATTTATGCAGCTCAAATATCTTTATATCAAGCATACATGGAACTGCACGATAATCCTGCATTGTTTACAGTAATAAATAAAAATACTTGTGAAATATATTATGAGTTTGTTCCTTTTAATAAATCATTAGCACAACAAACAAGTGATAAAGCCGTTGCTATAATTACAGCAACAGAGGCATCTGAAATGTTGCCGAAAATAGCTGGTAACAGAGATTACTTTGCTTGTAAGTATTGTGACTTTACCAAAACGTGTTGGGAGGTTTCCTAATGCGTGTAACTTCTTATGTTAATGAACAATCTGCTAAAGACCTTGTTGAACAAATAAGTGAATGTGTTCCAGATAATGTTCAACTTAAGGAGTTAAAAGATACTTATCCGAATGGTAGGATGATTGGTAATTTTTTTGTTATAGGTTCATTTAAAGGGGAAGAAGGATACTCACTTAAGATAGATATAAGACCTGGTAAAAATTTTATGAAGGGAAATGAATTTAATGGAGATCAAGGAGTAGGAGGGATTGTAAAAATATTGATGGAGGGTCGTAACATGACACTGCCAGAAATAAAAGATTATTTTTCTGAATACTTGAACTTACCAAAAAAAGAAAATAATGAGTCACCTATAAAATTAATTAATGATGTCATAGATGTTAAACCTCAATATAACATCAACACCCCACATGATGGTGAGCATAAATACTTATGCAAAGACAATAATATTTTAGCAATAGTTAGAAGATATAACATCAAAGATAAAAATAATAATATTGTTTATGGTAATGATGGAAAAGCAAAAAAAGAATTTAGACAGTTTGTTCCTAGCAGTTCTTACCCAAAAATGCCAAATATCAGACCACTTTATAATTTACCAAATGTGTTAAAGGCAGAAAGAGTTATTTGGGTTGAAGGTGAGAAGTGTGCTGATGCACTAAATGACTTGGGATATACTGCGACTTGCACTATGGGTGGTGCGGGTATGCTTTCAAGAAAGTCAGCAGATAAATATGATTTTTCTCCGTTAAAACATAAAGAAGTTTTGGTTTGGGGAGATAATGATACATCTGGTAAAAAACTTGCTGATTTTGTTAAGGAGTTAGCTTTAAAAAATGGTGCTAAGTCTGTAGCTGTTTTAAATCCACCACCTGACAAACCAGAAAAATGGGATGCTGCTGATGCGATTAATGAGGAAGATTTTAATGTAGAAGATTTTCTTAATGATATTAATACAAATTTTCAAAGATCTATAAATCTTTTAGACGATAGTTTATTAGTATCACGATTTGATGATAATCCACCAGTACAAAAGTTTTTAGTTAATGAAATTATGCCTCTTGGCGTTCCAGCAATATTTGCTGCCTCTGGTGATTCTGGTAAAGGTATGATGACTATGGATTTAGCGATGAAAATATCTTCTGGTCTTCCCTTTCAAGAGTCTTTTGGGGGAACAATATCAGAATTTGGAAATACAATAATCTTTACTGCTGAAGACGATGAAGATGAAGTTCATAGAAGAATA